AACAAGAATTTATTTTTAACAATTATAAAACACAAGGTAAATATAACAGTGTTGTAATCCCTATACCTGACGATTTATTTGGCGTTATTAAGTTATATTTAAGTAATCATCCTTTAAAAATTCAATTGAAAAATAAGAAACATAATGTCCATTTTCTTGTAAATTATTATGGTGAAAATATTGACAAATCCCCACAGATAACAAAAATATTAAATTCAATATTTGAAAAAAAAATTGGTAGCTCTATGTTAAGAAATATGTATTTAACTAATAAATATGGTGATTTAATGAAGGAACTTAAAACTGATGTTAGTGATATGGGAACTAGTGTTGGTGTGGCTATGAATAATTATATTAAAGTTTAATAGCCCTATTTATGGTGTTTTTAAAAAGTGGGGAATATGCGATTTAGACAAATGCTATATAAGACATATTCCTATATCGCATATTTGCCACTTTTTGAAGCCTTATTTTTATTACATTGAATAGAGCAGAAATTGCAATAGTCTAAAAATATGCAACTACTTTTTATTAATTATATTAAAGTTTAATAGCCCTATTTATGGTGTTTTTAAAAAGTGGGGAATATGCGATTTAGACAAATGCTATATAAGACATATTCCTATATCGCATATTTGCCACTTTTTGAAGCCTTATTTTTATAACATTGAATAGGGCAAATATTGCAATAATTAAAAAATATTCAACTACTTTATTTAATTATATTTTGATTTTAAAATCATAATATAATTTTGAGTGTTTATTTTTTAGCATGATAAGATGCCGAAGCCTTTGATAAAGCCTCTTTATAACCCATGTTATGTTTTTGTGCATAAGCTTTTACATGTAAAATCCATTTAGATGGCGGTTTTGCACCAGCCGATTGATAAGCACCTGCCGATTGGTAAGCTCCCGCCGATGCATAACCAGACGCTTTTTGATAAGCACCCGCTTTTTGGTAAGCTCCCGCAGATGCATAACCTTTTCCTTTAATAGAATCAGTTAAAAGATATTTCATGGGGTTTGTTGCCCTGTCATATGCTTCATACCCATAACTACCTAAGTCAATCCCTTCATATGCTCTATCCCTTGAGAAGTCAGTCCACTTATTCGCTTTTTTCATTCTGTTTACTTTTCCCGCCTCCATTTTTGGCATGACTGGCGGAGGCATAACTGCTGGTTTCATTTGTGGTGCACGTTTAGGCGTCCCTGCGCCTGTTTTACTTATTACATTATGTTTTTCAAGTAAATCTAACATTTTTTTAGAAGGTCTTGTTTTACGGGTTCCTTCAGTATAAGATTTTAATTCACTTACGGCTTTGTTGAGATTTCCACCAGAGAAGCCAGTTGGGGCACTTGTAATACTTCCTGGATTACTGTTTAATATATTTAAACCAATTTTAGACATTTATATATAACCTATTAGAAATTTTTTAAACATTAATTATATTATTTACATATATTTTGATAATCGATTATGAGCGGCATCTTTTGCACGAGTGGCGCCATATTCAGCTCCCTTATCAACAACACCATCAACATTTGCATCTAATCCACGGGCAACACGTCCTCGTTCAGATTTAATAACTCTTCCTATAATAGATTTACCTTGTTTCATGATGTTCCCCCCAGCTAATTTTTCAACGTCTTCATAATCAATATTGGATGAGCCTTTAGCCTTGGTAGATAATACAGCTTCTTTTGTGAGTAATCCAGAAAGTAATTGAGATGAACCGTTTTCGATAATCATAACACCCGCATAATTAAGCATTACAGCAAGTTCAACTTTTGTCATATCAGTATAAGGAATATTAAGCATTCCTTTTGCATTTACTTTAATTTGGCACGAGAAAGAACCAAGAGACGAAGCAGAGAGCATATCATTTAATCCCAAATCACGGACGGGATCAATTACAATGATCGGTCCGATACTGGTAGCATCAGTTTGTACGCCTGCAGCATCATTTACTTTAACAGTTCCTGAAAACTCGCCCCATGTTTGTTGAGAACCATTTCGGCGAGACATAACGTATAAATCTCGCATGCTTCGGTCGGTTAAGAGTCCTGCAACATTGTTAAATTTAATGTTTAATCCATCAATAGCAAAGCCTAAGTTATTTGAATATCTCGGTTTTCGTTCGCTTGGTTGTGGTCTAACGGTAATATAAATTTTATCTGGGATTTGTGTGAGAGATAATTCATTTGAAATAATTGAAAAATCTTCGGCTGTGCGGTTGTGTGTGATAGGATGGGATACAAACTCATCAAAATTAATTACGTTTCTTTTGCTTAATTTAGCATATTGGGATGCATGTAATGACATGTATTTACATACTAATGTGGAATCGTCGGCGATAACTGTGTTTGTAATAGTTCCCGCAGCCATACCAGCGTTAAATGTTAAATCTAGATTTGTGACTCCTTGTGTTACATTTGCATTAATAAGGCTTGATAAATCACCATATTGTAAAATTAACTCAATGTTTTTTACTCCAATATAACTTGATTCATTCTCGTTTAATTCAGTGGTTGGTAATGCAAAAATAGGCTCTTCTACATCAAATACACATTGAAGAGTATATACACCTGTTGCGGTTCCTGCTATAATTGTGTGGTTGTTGTTAAGAACATCTACACCTGCGGCACCTGCACCAGTTAAGGTTATTGTGCATCCTGTGGCATCTCCACGTCCTACTGTGTCGCTGTCTTTCTCGGCATAGGATGAATTTCCCCAATAAGAACTGGCTGACGATTTGTTATCAAATGCATCAGAAGCTAATCCATAATATTTATCAACATAATTAGGTGTTCCTTGTAAATTTTTACTTAAGTATTGTTGGCTATATTGTTTGGTAAGAACATTAAGAACTTCAGAGGATTGGACAGACACTTTAGAATTGTTTAATTTAAGGGATGCGGATTGGAGAATTTGATTGAGTGGAAATGCAGAAGGCACGGCACTTACAACGGTATTAGTTCCATTTATATGAGTAAATGTGGCATTTACTGTAATTTTGGCTCGGACGGTGAGATGTCTATCAACAAGAGTATTTTCACTTGGAACATTGAGATTCCACATGGTCATAGACGAGGAATTTGAATTAAATTTATAAGGGGTTACACTAGATGACGCAGGCCCGTCCTTTACACCAATTACGATTTTATCGCTAATTTTAGAAATACGAGGGTCTTCAATAAGAAAGGTTTCAGGGTTGGAATTAGACATTTATTATATATTATAAAATAGATAATAATAAAAAACTAAACTAAAATTAAAATATTATTCCATCAATTTTCTAAAGCATAATTTTAAACTAAAACTTCCTCCAGAATTAATTTTAAGTGGAAGTAATAAACCATTATATTTATTCCTCCAATATACCTGTATATTCATTTTTGTTAATTCTTGTTGGTCAATCATATTTACCCATCTATAATTTTTAGGCTCATAAATTAAACCAGGTATGAAATTACCAGCTCTAAATTCAGATAATTCCATCTCAATAATATTTGTGCTTCCTTCTGTGGTTTCTCGTCCATTTACAAAACTGTGATTATTTGAAATAATTGAGGATTTAATAGGCATATTACTAGATGTAATAGTAATAGATTCAACAGGGGTCCATGATGTTAAAGTTTCATAATCTTGATATACAACAAGATGGGCGGTTTTAACTGTTGCAATTGCAGTAGCTCCTGTTGTTTTTGCATACATTGATATCTCATTTGCATCTTTAAAATTATTAATGAATATCTTAAAAATAGTTTGATTAACAATTAATTGTTCTACGGTCGTTTCATAATCATAAGTCCGTGTTTGTATTGCTTGTTTCTCAGATGGTAAAGAATTAAATAATCTGTATAATGGTTCATTAAGGTAAATATTCATATATGCGTCTGAGGTGTTATCATCATTAAACGTTGATTTGGGGGCGTTTAAATAAATAACACCGCCGGATTTATCAAATACAAAATTGGGAAATTCATATTCTCCAGAAGATTGTTCAAATTGTGTGTAGGTTGTGTCTCCGAAATGGTCTAATGCCGCTATTAAATGTGTAAAACAAGAAGCTATTGCTTTATTTACCGCCCTAAAAAACCACTCATAATTATAAACATTGTAATATCCTGTGGAATAGTCAGCGTTTCCATCTTTAAAAGCGGGGGCTGTAGTTCCTGAAATAGTTCGGTCTTGTGTTTTAATTCTCACATTTTTAGTAAATGATGTTCCATTAAATTCTAATGTAACAGTATAAATTGTTTTGTGTCTATCTGGTTGTGTAACAGTTGGTGAATTATTAAATTGTATCACAGGTATAAACACGGGTAATGTTTTTGTATCTAATTTAAAATTTGTTATTGTCATATCGTATTTACTGCAATCAGTAATAATTGGTGTTGTTCGTGTTTCGTTAAAAACACAATGAGGTTCAGAAATATCGCTATTTTTATAACTCGAATCATGATTATTAATTAATGCGGTGTAATATGTGTAATCGTATTTATCCATTTTCATTATATATATTGAACTAGATTTTATATTTTTTAAAACTAAATTTTAATTATTCATATTTACTAATTCACATATTATTTCGTCATATGGTCGTTTAAATTCTTTCTGCTTTGCTTCCATTATTTTCCTGAAATCTTTATTATTCATGTTATTAGTTAAGAATAAACTAACTTTTAAAATGCACCATCTGCCACACGTTGCAATTTCTATTAAGTCCTGTTGATATACAGTTTTATTATATGAAAAATTATGTTCTTTTTTAATTGATTTAATCATTTTCCCCAAATCTTCATTCCAATTATTACCCAACATTTTATTCATATATTTTGGTGTAAAATCCAATATTGATTTCGGGGAATTTCCATAACTATCAAAATATTCAAAATTATCATTATGTCTTATTAATATAGTCCAGTGTCCAGAGTTTTTCTCAGATTCTGTTAATATAAAACAAAAATCTAATGTTAGGGGTAATAGTTCGTATATGTCTTTATATTTATCCATATCTGCATAAGTTATAATTTTACAATCTCTAAAAATATTAAGGATATCGTAATTACTGACAAAATATTTCATTTGTTCATAATATTTAGATTTTTTTAAACTTGATTCTGTGAAAAGTTTCATATATATTATATTGGATATAAAAAATTCTAATTCATAATATATAATGTTTAGTATAAATAGTTTAAATGGAAATTCCTTTTTTGATATTGGATTAAATTATCGACAAATGCAAATTAAAGAATTAGGTGATGAATCATATAATGCCCCCGCAGAATTAAGGGATATTGAAAAATCGAGTTTATCAAGTTCAGGCGATTCATCCTTTTCTAATTTTGTAAAATCATTTGATAAATTACATAGCTTAATTACTGCATATGTTTATAAAAAAGATGCAAACACAGAGGGGAATGATAAAGATTTATCTGGTCTTCATGATGAAATTAATAAAATAAATCAATATAAAATTAATAAAAAAATTATAGAATACAAGCTCGATAATGAAGAATTAATGAGCGCAGACAAAGAAGAATTGATTGGTTTATATAGAGATTCCGTTCTTGCAAATGATGTTAATGCATCTAGAGTTAAGATTATATTCGATAATGTTGCAGTCGTCTCTTATATTGATGAAGATCCCGTTCTTAAGTTTGTAGCCTTAGAGAATGCTCGTTTAGTTACTGAAGATTTTATTAAGTCATTTATTGAGTCGTCAAATATTCATGGTAATAGTAAAATACACAAAGATTTTATGAAACTAATCAAAGATATAAAAGAAGAAGAAAGTGATGCATATGGTCGTGTAGAAGTTTTTATTAAAGATGATAAAGATAAATTAATAAGCAATGCACAGGATAAAATTGATTTGTATAATGAACGCAATCGTTCAAGTGGAGACATCGGAGAATTAAATTCTCTTAATGAATCCGTATTAATTGCAAGTGGTTTATATGATTTACTTAATAAAAATTTTAGTGTTTGGAATTCCTTGATTAATACAAGAGATATTATATTGAAAAAGGGGGAATCTCAACCTAAAATTAAAGAAGATAGTAATGAAATTATAGAAATTTTAACAAAAGAAAAATATGTTAAAGAAGACCAAAAAGTTTATAAGAATGTTTTAAAATATGCAAAATTACTTGATGTATTAATCCAACAATTAGGAGCAAATAAAGGAGGTGATGACAGTGTTAATGCTCATCAATTTTTAGGTAATGCTTCATATCCTACACGTGAAACACCAACGACTGGATTTAATACCAATCCATAAGACGATAAATTATAGCCCTTTGGGCTTATACGCCGCAGAGCGGCTATAAAATAAATAAAACCTATCGTATAATATATGTTTAACAAAAATAAATTATACAATAAAAATATTGAAAAAATAGGGAGAATGATTTCTATTGAATCTAAAATTAATGTTGTGGGGTCAGCTGCAATAAAACGCTCATTATATTATTCAGATTATGATTTATTTGAACAGGTTAATGATAAATCTGAATCAATGATATATGCCCATTTTTTAGGATTATTTAATAAAATTCATGTTATGGATAATATAGTTATTTCTGATTTTAAATTAGGTGATTTAAGATGGACAATTTCCGATATTGTTAAAGGTGTTAATAATGGCGTATCATTTAACGACGCTTTAAAAAAGAAGTCTATTATTAAAATCGATATTATCTCTCTTATTAATGGTAAATTTTATGAAATATCAGAAGTTTATAAAATATGCTTGGATGGTAAATGCAACGTTGATTATAAACTTGATGATATTATTGAAGATATTACAACCGAATACATGGAAAAAGTTAAAAGTGGTAATTATATGAAAGCTCTTAAAAAGATGTATTCTATTATTAAATTGAAAAATAATAAAGACCCAAGATTAAATATTTTATTAGAATATTTTAATAGCCCTATTGGTTTATTATACCGTAATAATTCTGAGCTCCAAACAATGCTTATTGTTCTAGAAAATGCAAAATTTGACCTGGAAGAAGTTAAAAATAGTCTTGAAATTATAAAGGAACAAATATCAGCTTTCCCTATTCCTGTTGAACTAGATAAAATTGTAAAACTTAAAACGAAAAAAGCAATGAGGAAACCATTAATGAAACAAATTAGAGTAATAAGTGATTACCTTAATAGAGACGCTAAAAAATTCTTGAGTAGGAATAAATTATAACCCTTTGGGCTTTACGCCGCTCTGCGGCTACAATATTGTGTTTTAAAAAAAGTGGCAAAAGTGCGATATATACAAATGCTATATAAGACATATTCCTATATCGCATATTTGCCACTTTTTGAAGCCTTATTTTTTTAACATTGAATAGGGCAGAAATTGCAATAGTTAAAAAAAAAATCAAAATCAATATTATATATTTTTAATAATATATATAATATTAGGGTTAAAGCCCTTTGGGCATATACGCCGCATGCGGCTATTAAACAAATTGTATATCATCCATACATATGTCATCGTCTTCATCATCTTCATCATCATATCCAGGTGGAACCCACACGTTATTTTTAATTAATATGTAAATCTTTTTAAATTTATCATTCACAATATATTTTGTATGTTTGTTATTATCTTGTTCAGATTTAATAACATCAGAATTAAAGTAATGATTAATATATGATTTTATAATTAAATGGTGTTTGCTTTTCTCATTTAATTTACGGCTACAAAATCCACTGTCAAAAATTGCCCTTAATGTTTCTTTATCAAATGTAAAATCTTTTATAGTTTCTGGAAAATGCAACTCCCATTTATAATCATTTTTTAATTTATCCATTAATTTATTGGCACCACATAATAAATATTTGATATCATCAACTAATTTGATATAGTTTTTATCCCATGCTTCACGTATTACTTCTTCATCCGCATCTTCCTTAAAATTATTCATAAAATGGTATTTTCTGAGTCTTAATTTGGTTTCAAAACTGCAATTATTTGAATAAAATTCAGTTTCAAAATCTGGTAAAGATGCCTCCTCAATTTTTTTAATTGAGTTATAATCATAATATGTCTCACTATTTTGTAATAATTTAATAGTTTTTAATTCCCGTTTTTCAATTTCTACAATATCAGGTGATATAATATAACCCGCCATATATAAGAATTGAAAAAATGTCTCTTGAAATGGTGAAGTTTGTTCTATTAAAACACTTTCCCTTAAATGTCTATAAGCGGATGTATTTATTTGAT